TATATCGGAGTGCTTGAAAAATGTTTTGAAAGAACTTTCTGGCAATAGATGTCTTTTTCCACGCACCAAGAAACATCAAAGCCTTGGGAATTAAACCCCAATTCAAATCCTCCGATGCCTGAGAAAAGACTGCCGACTTTCATGTAGGTATTATATCAAAAAAAATTTAAAAAAGCTAGTGGAAAAATTACGGCAACAAAATTTCATAATTTGGAGGGGTTGGTATTTTTCTCTTAACCCATGCACCTCGTCCATTCATTTGGTCGAAGAAGTTAATAGTTATTGTCGCCGGAATGTCGGAATCATTTCCTATTCTTCCTAGCATGATTGGATCTCCGTCATTTATTATTCCTTCCGTTATTGAAGAGGCCGGGAAAGTCAATCTCCACAAATATTCTCCTGAATTCAATAAATATCCACCGCTCTTCAGAAGTCCTTCTACTGCGTCCACCATTATTAGTCTATCCACTGGTAAATTGATGTTTCCCGTAGAATTTGAGCATGGCCTTGCTTTGGAATTATAGCTAACTGTCCTCCATTCATTGAGAACATTATTCATCAATCCTATTCTAGTGGGGTTCCAGCTTTCTTCAAAATGAGCAAAATATATGCAACCGTGACAAAGTTGATGATACATAAATTCATACCAATATCCAACATCAAAAGTATACAATCCTCTAGGTGATACCCAAGGAGTATTTACTTTCCAAAAATCTGGCATGGTTCGATACATATGTCTCATCCATTTAACATCATCTACTAATTGCTTGTGAGCTCGTTTGTAAAACCAGTTAAAGCTTTGCTGCTCTTCCGCATATCTTACTAAGTTTCCTGGACCTTGATATGGGTTTTGTCCGTATCCACGCCAAGTATATCTTTCTTCATCTGTAGTAGGATTGGTAACATAACCAGATTGAAAATTTGCATCGGCAAAACTTGCAAAAATTATATTGCCGTTGTTTCCGTAGAAAGGCTTTCCTCCGCTTATATTCGTAAATTGAGGACTCAGAGTTACTTGATTGTTTGAATCTCTGGCAAAAAATCCTTCAGTCGTTCCAACTGGAAAGTTTTCGTAATTAGAATAGGTACTGCCTGAATATCTATTTACTTGAGCGAACGCTTCCGTGAACATTCTAGTAGCGTAATGACCATTTGCTAATTCATGTAGAGCGCCATCCCATGCAGCGCGAATGTATATTTCGTCCAAAGATTGAGCTGCAGATATTGCCGGGCCGGGACCAAAAAAGCTATAAGGTCTCGTAGTATCATTTCCGCATCCTTGAAAATCTCCCGGATGAGTCACTCCTGCCCATTTGGCCAAAACTTGTTCTGCGGTCGATGCTAAATTTGGCTGGTTGCTTATTGCTTTGTAATAATCCAAAAATGATTGAGCAACGCTTTTTCCGTTTTGAGGATTTACATAAGAATTAAATCTAGGATCATTTATAATAGAAGCAATTTGTCTGGCATCACATGTCAGTCCAATTGGAGTCGCACCAAAGCAAAAAGGCATTTGAGATAATGGATTTCCATTTCCATCAAATCTAGCTGGACTGTTGCTTTGTTGACATTCTACTGATCCGAATGGCCAGTAAGAATTGTATCCCTGTAGTCCGTATACGGGATCTACGTTTTCTTTGTCATCCGCAAAATAAGGAAGATCTATGCCATTTGCATCAAATTCTTCCAATACATCTATTAAAACGTTTTTGCATTCTTCGTATTGGTTATCCGACCATATGTTCAAAAATCTTCCATTTTCGTATGTAAAACCATCGGAGCCTTGTTTATATTTTAAATGTTTTGGGTATGTGTAGGACGACATCTCGTCCCAAAAAAACGTCGTACTTACAACTCTTCTACTGGTAGGAATTGTTTCTGCAAGTGATATGAAAGAATTGTAATCTACTTGAGCAGATCCTCCATCAGGAGATCTTAGTCCATTATACTGAGTTCCGCTCAAGGGAATCATTGGAACCACCCCAAATGTAGTGTATGGAATCACAAATCCATCTATTGGAGCGTCATTCCAATTTGATATTTCCGAAAAATATGCCGCAAAAACTTCATAATCCAGTGCTGATGTGGGTTCTGGCAAAGGTGGCAAAGGAGGATCGCCTTGAGGAATTCTGCTATTTCCGGAGTCTGCAAAATTATCAGCAGATTCCCCGACCATATCCAATAAATCTTCTAAAGATTGAGCAACTACCCCCAAATTATTCATCCATTCGTTCGTAGATTTATTAAAAAAGAAAACACCGTATGGAGTAGACTGCATTTCCCAATCTGCGGGATTATAACCGTTTGCTTCCATTAATTCTTTGTGTCTGGAACTGAATATATTTTTTATAGAAGAAGTGTATAAATGCTTTTTTGTTTCATTTAATTGAGTTTTCTTTTTTTCTTCCAAAGATTCCAAATATTGATTTAACAATATTTCTTTTCTTTTTTTGTGTATATCGAGAAATGTTATTTCGCGAGAAATGTATTTCCCCATAAAACGATCAAGAAAACCTCTATTTACGTGCTCATTCATCTTTATATTTATCCAAATGCAAGATAAATAAAAACCAAAAGTTTTTTGCAAATTTTTTAAAATTTTGTATAAATATTATTAGAATGAGCGCGAGGGCTCTAATCCTCTCTCTTCTCCTAGCGACAAGCACTGCTTGCAACAGCATATCCTGCCCACCAGAACCCAAGCAGCAGGAAGAACAACAAGTGCTTGAAGAACCGGAAGCAATAGGTCCTTCGTTTCTTTTGGATCCCAAAAAATACGATTCAATAGAAATACATGAAGAAGATCGATATGGCTGCGTCGGAGTATTGATGAATTCAAACGGGGACATGTCTTGTTCGGCTGTTCTTATACATCCTCAAGCAATATTGACATCTCAACATTGTTTTTTGGGAGATTCTTCCAATTTAATTTTTATGACTCAAAAAGGAAAAATACATTTGATAAAGGATGTATTTTTTCCAAACAAGATAAATCCGGGTTTGCCGTTCAACGATCTGGCTCTGTGCATTCTTGAAGCAGAGTGCGAAGAGACGCCAGCGAAGCTGGTACAAGGTCCTTTTGAATTGCGACCCGGAGAGGAACTAACCACGGTAGGGTGGAGCCTTGGAATAAAAAAGGTAAGCCAACCCGGAGTGGTAAAATATTACGGAAGCCTCATTGAAGAAGGTGGTCAAGTAATGAGAATGCTTGCCACAAAGGGTTCCGTATTCTATGGGGATTCCGGCGGAGCAGTCTTCGAAGATGGAGGATTGCTCGCCGGAATCATTTGTTTTTTCGGAATGGATGCTGAAACAGGAGTAATAGTGGACAATGGGGCAGTAAGACTGGATTACTTCAAAAAATGGATCGATGAAACTTTAAAGGAAAATTGTCTGGAATAAACAATGAATAAATATTTTAAATGCAAAAATTTACTGAGTATCTTCTTAAAGAATATCTTGATGTCTATGGTGGAAACATCGGAGGCATGGGTGGTGCCAGTGAAGATATGCACAAAAAATACAAAAAAATATTAATGAGTCAGGCGAAGGAAAAAACACATCCTTACGCCCAAAAAGAAGTTGAAAATTTGATTCAAATTTTTCAACAGTATCAAAAATGATCCCTTTAAAGTATCTTTAAATATATCTTTTAAATATTTTTTTAAATAACTTTAAAGTAATTTTAAAGAAATTATAATATCTTTACGGGGACTTGTCAAGAGAAAAATCTAAATATTTTTAACATGGACAATCGTCATAATAGAAAATTATTTGAAAACGCCCTTCAGGAAGTTAATCAAAAATCTCAACCAAAGCAATTGAATGAAGTTATTGGAACTTTGATTGGTTTGGGAATTTTGGGCGGTGCTGCATATAAAGTTGCAAAAGATTGGAGTGCAGAAAAAAAGGCAAGACAGGAAGAATCTGAAACCAAGGCTTTAGAAAGAAGAGCTCTCTTATCAAAAATTGAGGAACCAGAAAGAAACAGAGCTTTTACTGCACAGCAAAACGAATTAGCAAGACAAGCAGACGCAGCTAAACTTACGGCACAACAACAATACGGAACTTCGGAAAGAGAAGCTGGACAAGTGTTTAAATCTGGCGAATCTGCAGCTGAAAGACAAGCAGCCGATGCTAGACTTAAGACACAACAACAATACGGAACTTCGGAAAGAGTAGCTGGAGAAAATTTTAAAGCCAAACAGGGAACAATAGAAAGAAAATTTAAACGCGGAGAGGGAAATAAAGCTCGACGTGAAAGAGCTTCAATTAGAAAAGAAGAAGGAAAAAAAGCTGCAGCGCGAGAACGAACAACAAGACAACAAGCTGCAATATCGGGATCGGCAAGAAGAACTTCTGCCCAAGCAGCGGCACGTTTGTCTGATGCTAGAGTGGAAAAACTTAAAGCAGAAACGGCAGCAATAGATCCGGCAAATAGAGATGAGGTTGTATCATTAGTAAATGCCCAAGCAGCGTCAATGGGGATCGCGCTAGGTTCTATAATGAAAAGATTAGCATCTATGTCATCTCCTGTTCCAACAGCACCAAGTTCTGCTCCAGCTCTATCTGGATCTTCTGCTCCTAAAAGAAGAACATCTAAAAAGAGCACAGCAACTCCTCCAGCAGCAGCACCTAGTTCTACTCCAGCAGCACCTAGTCCTAAGAAAAAGGCAACTAAAAAGAGCACAGCAACTCCTTCCGCTCCTCCCCCTGCTACAGGCACTCCTGCTTCCGGTAAAAAAAAAAAATAAGTGATGAACCCTCACCGGAAGAATTAGCTAGAATGGAAGCAGTAAAAGCAGCGATACGTGCAGAAAATTTTAAAAATAAGAAAGCACCCAAACGACCAATAAATAGCGGGGTTGATCCAGATGCAGATGAAGATAATTTTTAATCGTCATAAATAATTTTGTGAACATAAAAGAAACTTCTTCTTTAAAAACAACTATTTTTCATATTTCAAAGATAGAAATAAACTCTATTAAAGAAATGTCAAGTAAAATAAAAAACTTGAGAAGAATGCCATTTCATCAAGTATTTTTGTTTTTTCCTTATTTTTTGTATAATGAATTGTTTAAAATGCTTGAACAAAACGGAGTATCCGTAGTATCTGTAAGAGAAGATACCAATAAAATAATAGCCATGAGAGTTTCGTGATGGCGAATGATTATGAAATTATAGAAAATTCAAGCGACGACGATTACTCTCCGCAAAAAATAGACAGGCAGAGCATAAAAGATGCTCTTGCCAGCATCGATGCTCAAAGAACTGCAATTAAAATGCAGAAAGATTTTGGGTTCGATGAAACTACTTTTGGTTATGGTTCTTATGACAAAGAAGTTGAGCCATACGGAAGTCGTCAACAAAGAGAAGACAATTTGAACAAAGCGATAGAAGAAGATATGATGTATTCTTCTTACTTTTACAAAAGATACGGAAATTTAGAAGTGTATTTTAATTTGGATGAAATGTATTATCCAAAAGCATACAATCCTTTGACCGATAAAATTGTATCGGTAAAAATTGCAAAAGAAGACAAAGTTTACGTTGCAGATCACATAAACCCAAATCAGATAATAGAAGAACTTTTGGATGGGATCGTTTCTTTTTTGGTCATAAAAGTCAATGGACAAGTTGCGCAAATAATGGGAACTTTGAGAGAAGATTTGGTAAATGGAGAATCGCATGTAAGAGAAGCCGCATTCTCTTTGTTGCCGGATGGGAGAGTTTTGCTTTGGAATACAGTAAAGCAAAAATGGAGTTCCTTTTATCCAGACAATCTTTTGGAAATGACCAGAGATGACACTACTGATTTCGAATAAATATTTTTGATGGAAAATCAAAAAGATCCAAAAGTAGAAAAACATCTCAATACAATATTGCTGAGAGAAGCAAAGCTCATAGTTAAAAATTATGAAGCATATCTTTTGGACAAGATAACGTCCAAACAATTGGCAGAAAAAATGTTGAGCTTATCTCACATAATTGAAAGAATAGAAGACTTTCACAGTTGATTTAATTTTTGTTTTGTGATACAATATTGGCATGATCTTTAATGATGAACCAAAACTAGACTATTCGGATGCTTTGATTGTTCCAACTCGGTCTGAAGTAAAGTCCAGAAAAGAAGTCTCTCTTAAAGTAAACGGAAAATTTAAGTGCGGAGCTGAGTGGACTGGCGTCCCGATCATGGCTTCAAACATGTCTACCATCGGCACGCATCAAATGGCTTTGGTATTGTCTGAATACGAAGTAGTTACTTGTCTAAGAAAAGGCGGTAGCTATTACTCTAGTTTCGTTGCCAGTTATCCGGAAAAAGAAAAGTATGTGTCTTTGACGTTGGGTATGGATGCAGACAGTAAGTTGTTTGTTGATTCTGCTAGCATCAACGATCCTACTTTTGTGTGCGTAGATGTTGCGAATGGTTATATGACCGAATTTTATAATTTTACAAGAAAGATCAGAGAAAAATGGCCAAAGTCGATTTTGATTGCAGGGAATGTTGTGACCCCAGAGGGGGTCGAGGAATTGTCAAAGGTTGGAGTCGATCTCGTAAAGGTGGGGATCGGATCGGGGTCGATGTGTCTGACCCGGCGAGTGGCAGGCGTGGGCTATCCACAGCTATCCGCGGTATTAGAATGTGCACAGACAGCAGAAGCATTCGGTATTGGGATCGTTGCTGACGGAGGAATAGTATATCCCGGAGATTTTGCAAAGGCATTTGTGGCAGGCGCAGCATTCATAATGGCCGGAGGAGTGTTCGCTGGGCACGATGAATGTGGCGGAGAAATCAGACATGGAGAGCACGGAGAGCTCAAAATGTTGCACTATGGAATGAGCAGCAAGACTGCAAATGAAAAGTACAACGGAGGGCTTTCCGATTACAGGGCATCGGAAGGACGCACAATTGAAGTACCATATCGCGGATCTGTACGAAATACGATACAGGAAGTTTTTGGTGGGATTAGGTCGGCTTGTTCTTATGTTGGCGCTTTTGACTTGTCTTCTTTGTATCAAAGGGGAAAACTAGTCAGAGTGAACAGGACTTTGAACACCATTTTTGAAAATAACGAAATATAAATAATATTAACCCCACAGGAGATAGCATCTCTTGTCCGACAACTCCCTTTTTCAGGGGAGTTGTTTCTTTTTACATTGACATGCATGTTTTATGTGGTAAAATAGTAAGCATGAATATATTCGTTCTTGACAATAATCCTGTTACTGCTGCTAAAATGATGTGTGATAAGCACGTAGTTAAAATGATTCTTGAATCTTGCCAGCTGCTTTCGACTGCACATCACGTACTTGATGGTGAAAGTATTTTTGTCGATTCAGGAAAGAAAAAGTACAATACTTATTCTTGCAATAATTCAAATATTTGCAAAGCAACGATGATTAATCATCCCTGCACTATCTGGACCAGAAAAACTTCAGAAAATTATATATGGCTTCACAGGCATGCTGTTGCTTTGTCTAATGAATATACTTTTAGATATGGAAAAATTCATGCAATGAATTCTATGCTTGAATCGCACCTTTGCCGTTTTCCTGCCAAAATACAACTCGGATCTCTCACTCCATTTGCTCAGGCGATGCCAGATTGCTACAAGAATCCTTATGCCGTTGATGCGTATCGAGCATATTACATCGGAGAAAAAATGAGATTTGCCAAATGGAAAAAGGGTAATGTTCCAGATTGGTTTTTTAAAATTTCAAAAGATGATTTTATTTTTTCGGAGAAACCTGAGCAGGAGCAGGAGCTGGTGCTTTCGGTGTGAAAGCTGCTCTGAATTCTCTAAAATATCTGGGATCTTCTTTTTCGCTTGCCCCTCGCCAATATTCTACAAATCTAGTAGTATCTTGTTCTGACATAGGTTTTTCTAGATCTATTTTTAATTCTTTGGCTTTTCCGCGAATTACTGCAGCTCCCAATTTTTGATAATTGGCGTGGTGTTCTTCGCCACATAGATCTCCTACACAACCGGGCCCATATAGTTGATCATTTGAACTTCCTGCTTTTAAAAATTTATCGCCTTGTTGGATAAATTGTTTGGTATAATCTTCATTTCCTTTGAATAGTTCCGGGTTGTTTTTAAAGAATCCCCTTGCTGTATTTCTTACAATTTGCAATGGGCCATATGCACTAGATTTTCCGCTTTTATCTTGGGTTCTTATGTACAATCTTTCATCATATGTAAAAGGATCTTTTACTTTACTGGCAGTGTGTTCGGACGCCACAATTGATCCATACATTCTTCTTATTTGATCATTTCCTCCGAATGGATCGTCTTGTGCCGGTTGTTCTTGCTTTTTGGGTTCTTCTGGTTTTTTTGTTTCCGGTTCGCCCTCTACGCGAACTTTTGCCTTTTGTTGCCCCAAGCCTCCTTCTCCCATCGGCTTGCGCGGCGGAGTTTGTTCAACTTTTACTGGAGGTTCTTCCAACATTTCTAGGATAAAATTTTTAAAACTTTTCATATTTGGGCTTGCTATTGTTAGAGTATATGCTATAATAGGTACAAATAAAGGAAACCACATGAACGTAAAAGTATTTAGACTAAACTCAGGCGAAGAAATCATCACCCGTTTTGAAGAGCACGAAAATCACGTTACCTTCAAAGATCCGGCTATTTTGATTCCAATGAAGGAAGGACAAATTGGAATTATGCCTTGGCTCATTTATACTAAGGCAAGTCAAGGAATCAATGTTCCAAATACATTTATTTCCTTTAGCATTGAGCCGCTCGATGAGATGAAGCAGCAGTATGATGCGAGCCTGAATAGAGGCATTGTCACTCCGTCGAAGAGCGTGAAGAACACGTCTTCGCCGCTGAAGTTGACGATGGATTAATTTGAACATAGAACAGATCGGTAAGATATACGTTCCTATTGCAAAGCCCCTCTCCATGGCTATGGAGAGACAAAAAAAGCATATTTCCATAATTGTGTACAAAAAGGAAATAATTGCAATTGGACAGAATGAGTATAAAACTCATCCGCAAAGCGTCAAGCTCGGATACAAGTATCCAGAAATGCATTCCGAGCTTGACGCATTTCGAAAAGTGCCTAGAAGTCTAAGAGACAAAAAGTTAATTTTGTTGAATTTTAGATTTAACCGATTTGGAAACTTTAGAAATGCAAAACCATGTCCGATTTGCAATCGATGGTGCAAAGATATTTTTCATGATATTTTTTATACCACCGATGAAGGACTAGTTCAGTTGGACGATTAATATGGATACAAGAAACATAATTGATCATTATAAATACTGGACTGATGATGCTATACGCGCTGATCTTGATATTAAGCGGCACAACTTTTCTGTTGTCTGCTGCAACATTGGTAACGATTTTAATATTGCTACCGTCATACGAAATGCTAACGCATTTCTTGCGAAGGAGGTCGTAATTTATGGAAACAAAAAATACGACCGCAGGGGAACGGTTGGTACGCACCATTATACCAACTTTCGTCATGTCAAAAGCATTGACGATCTCGGCTCCTACATTGAAAAAACTTTTTCCTTGTATGAAGGCAAAATTAAAATACTGGGAATTGACAATGTACCTCAAGCAAGCGATATAAATTTTTACGATTTCGATCCAAATATTCATTACATAATAATTTTTGGACAAGAACAAATCGGAATTCCGCAAAATGTATTGGATATCAGTGATGATATTTTGTACATTCCTCAATATGGTTCAGTAAGAAGCATAAACGTAGGATCCGCGAGCGCAATTGTTATGAATTCATATTGCTCAAGGATTTCAGCAACTCTGGGCCCCGGAGTATAAAATGTTGGGGCTTTCCATTCCCCGGTGGTGTAACGGTAGCACTGAAGACTTTGGATCTTTTTGTCTAGGTTCGAATCCTAGCTGGGGAATTATAAATATTTGATATGCAGATTATAACTCCGCTATTGACTCTTCACAATCAATTAAGAGTCCACCATTGGCAAACCAAATCGTATGCACAGCACAAGGCATTGGGCAAGGCATACGAGGATCTTGATGGACTTATAGATTCTTTTATTGAAGTTTATTTTGGCAAATATGGAAATATTAACGCCAAAGAAAATTTTAAGATAACTCTTGAAAATTACTCAGAAAAAGACTCAAAAGAGGTAGTCGAGGATGGAATAAATTTTGTCCAAAATCTCAGAGATAATCTCAAAGAAACAGACACAGAATTGCTAAATATAGGTGATGAGATGCTTGCTGTTTTACAGCGTACAAAGTATCTTCTTCGCCTTACATGAAAATTCCTGAACTAACTTACGAAATCCGTTCGTTGGCTCGAAAAGAAGAAGATCCTTCTCGCAAGGATCTTTTTTATCAGGTAGCAGGCTTGCTGGAATTTACCGATGATTTGGTAAAGCAATGCGATCTTGCTGTCTGCGAGGGCCTTAAATCCGGAACAGGTCCCATTGAAATAGATGGGGAAACCAAGTATCCGATCAATGAAGAAGTTTTAGGGATGATCGAAGATCATCTTGTAGAGCTGATACAAAGAGGATACATAAAAAAAGAAGAGCGCTGGGAAGAAATAAGAAGATCAGACGCAGCTTAACAAAGCTTCGTATATCTTTCGCGGAATGGTTTGATGACTCATTGCCTTGAAATTTGAAGGCATGATTCTTTGCACCTTTTTGCTTTTGAATGGACTTTTTCTGAAAGTTGAAAACTTTCTTTTCTTCTCCATCATGTAGTGTGCATATATGTAACAATTTGCGCTTTTTATGTATTTTACCTTATCAATAGGCAATTCATATTTGTCTATTAATTTTACAGCATATTGCTCGCATTCTCTTTCCATTTTACGAACCCAATAGAATGCTCTTTTTACTTTGTGTTCTGGATATTTTTTTCCGTGAAGCCAATTTTCCACGATTAAACAATGTTTTTCTGAAGTTTTGTAAATTTTGGATTTTTGAAGCCATTGAAGAAAATGGCAATATTCATGGAGCAAAGTTTCTAAAAATGCAGAATTATTTCCTGCAACTTTTATAAGTTTTTTGTCTTGGTCAAAATATCCCTCACATCGACCTTTTCCTATGTTTACCGATTTGCCTCTTCCGACAACCAACCGCATTTCGTGTTTGCTGAGATGTTTTTTCACATGCTTGACAAACTGGCGATGCTTTCGGTTCATGGCAAATTCTCCAGTATAGCTATTTAGGCCGAATTTATGGGTATAATTTTTTTAATTTGCCTATTGACAAGGTTAAAATTTGTGCTATAATATGGTCTAGAAAGGTTTATATAATGATCGTTACTAAAATCAATCGTCCTACTAAGATTCAGCGTATTTGTGATTACATGGCTCAGGGAAACGCCCTGACGCCCGGACAGGCTCGTTCTCGGTTCCGCGTCAATAACATGCGCGCAACCATGAGCGACCTGCAGGAGGCGATGGACCGCTTTGGCCATCGTTTCAGCGTGGTTCGTGAGACGCGAAATGGCAGAAGCTATTATCGTCTCCGCAGCGCAACCCGTCGCTAAACTTACAAAGTTTAGCCTTTCAAACCCACCTCAAAATTTGAGGTGGGTTTTTATTTCTATGCTAAATAGAATGCAGGATATAATTTATGAGTAGAAAACGATGTTGTTGTGGGCGGATAAAGCCCCCACCACCAAGTGATGAATCCTTTTGCTGCAATCCAATTCTTTATAAGGATTTTATCAATCTATTTGGCGAAACTATGTCCGAGCATGCAGAAGTTAGCCCAAAAGATTGGATTGCTCTTTTTGTTCCAAGAAATTCGGTGGGAGCTACAGGAAGACCCACATTAATTCGTGCTCTAAATGGTCCCTCAAACGGTTGTATATGTTGTTGCGACAGGTGTCCACCATCAGGTCCACCATCAGGTACACCTGCACCAGCATTTGAAAATAATTCTATTGAATTTGAAAATAATGCCTATCTAAACCAATTAAAAATTAAAAAACAAAAAGGATACATTACAAAAACATTTAAAAAAAATTCATTTTTACAATTTGTAAAAAATAAATTACAAAAATTTTATCCACAAAATATACCAAAATATGATGATGAAGGCAACTTAGTCAATCCGGAAGATACTATTAACTTTAGATTAGGCTTTGGGGGAGGCACTGAGGGACCAGACTGCACAGAAACTTGGGGTCCCGGATGCCCGGGATGGATTGAATCGGAAAAATGCTGGCGACTACCGGGAGTAATCGCAGCATTAGAGAATGACGATATACGTTGTGGGCTTAACGCTCAACAATTATGCGAAGACGGTGTATTTAATCCAGAACATCCAGCACATCTAGCATGTGAAGCAAGATGCTGCAATACAAAAAAAGCATATAGTAAAGCGTTTAATAGTGAACCAATTGTTTTTGCTTACAAATATTCTGGTTGCAATTTTTATTGGTATCCTAGAGAATATTCATTTGATTACGATCCGTATATAACACAATGTACTTCTTTTGCAAATGTTGTAGAAGGCACTTGGGCTATAAGTTGCCACCCTAAAGCATGGCTAAATGATTTATATTATCCGGGCGCCCCATCAGTCGGCTCTGCGCAACGTGAATGTTTTGAACCAGACAATACATTAATTAGAACAGATACTAGATTTCCTTGTTATTGTTCACCATATCCACATATACATGGCGGCGTAAAGGATGGAGTAGAAGATAGAATAAACGTAAGTTTAAAGGAAAACCAATTAGGATATCTGGCTTCCTCAGAATTATTTGCTCCTCCGATGGAAGCTTCTGATATTGATTGTTGTTGGTGTGCAAATACTAACAGACTAGGAAGTTTTACAGAACAATACTATAAAAACAGACAAGCGTGTTTTAGGAACATATATCCAGCAGAAGATGGTCGTGGTAGAACTATTGGGCAAGGTTCATGTAGCCCGGGAGTTAATTGTTTCACACAATCCGATCTGCCGGGATTAAATCCAAATTATAGACGAAGATGTTGGAACAGAGGAATATCCCCATATTTGTTAAGAAAAGCCAAAGTACAACATAAAATGGCATATCAAATATGGGGCCACGGATCTGATCCAGACAAAACACAAGATTTTGGTCCGTACTATAAAGGAATTGTTAGACAAATTGGATTTTTTGATAAAAGAATAGTTACTAGTTTTGGGAAACAACAAAAACAAAATGTAAAATTAAGAAATCAATTAATAGGAATTGTCGGTCTATCTCATCACTTTGAAGCTTATGCTTATAGATCTGAAGCTGGCAGTAGATCAATAGAAATACTACCTTTGCAAAATAGCTGTTTGCTCTTGATTGGCCAATATGAGGGATACGGCGGAATATTGACTCCAAGGGGACCCAGCACATTTAGATATAATCCATTTCCACATGATTCTTTGATGTGGCAAGTTAGAAGAGGGGTTCCAAGAAGAGCAATATATAATGGATCTACTGTTCCTTTGTTCCATTTTGATTTGGTTAATATGGAAGCCAAATCTATAAACAAAGGAATTGTTGGTCCCGATAATGCCAGTTTTGATGGAAAAAAGTTTTTAGAATATTTTTATGAATATTTTTACACACTGAGATATTATAATGTCGATCCGGGTTGTGAAAATGTTGGCGATATTCCGGGTGCCCCCGAATGGGATTTTAGCGGAGAAGTGATAAAATATCAATATGTTTCGTTTTGGTTAGAAAAAATGGTCGAGGAAAGCATTTTAAGAATAAAAGACCATGCAATTGATATTTCAGAAGAAGTTAATCATGTAATAAGAAGTGGAATAGAAGATCCGGAAACGAAAGAACTCATCTTAACAGATGAGATTGCATTGGAAGTCAATGGAGAACAAGGATATAGAGATCTTTGCAATTTCTTTTCGGTTTCTCCTGGCACATTAAATGCAACAACGCCAAAAATTATAAGACAAAAATTATTTAATCCCGAATCTTTAACAGATAATTATAGGCCAACATATAATGAATCTTGGGTTGGTCCTGCTGGAGTAGCAGAAGAGCTTAGATGTTTTTTGCCAAGAAGAGCGGTGTTGCCTGTTGGCCTTTCTGAAGTTGGTGTTACTGCATGGGGATTTACCGGTTCTCATTATGGATTATCGTTTGCTCCTCTCATGGGAATTACTTTAGGTATAACTGGAGCTGATTACTATCAAGGAGATAATATTAGTGATATACCACAAGCATTTGATGTTCCAAACATATTAAAAGATGAAGAATATTTGGGATTCTTTTCTCCTCAAAAAATATCTTTAGGATTGGCTGGTGGTTATATTATAGATGCATCTGGAAAATTGATTCCAGTTGGTTTTGGAAATGAAAGTTTAGCTAGAGCCCCACAACATCTTTCAATAGGATCAATATATGATGGAGGATTTGATGATATACCACCAGAATTAAAAGATCCCGGCGATGTGCCAGATGGAAATGTTTTAAAAGTAGAAGTAGGCGGTCTCGATTATGCTGTTGCAATGGTAGAATATCTAAGAGGCCATTGTCCGCAATATACGGACAAAGAATCTTTACCCTCTGTTGGTGGGGATTGTAATGGCGATAATTTTTATGTAAATTCACCATTCAGTTATTGTGCTCCAAATTATCCTTTTGGATTTATTGAAGATGGTAACAGCGAAGGAAGTGGAAATAATTTGGAGCCAGTCGGACCACGCGCATTTGAAACTAGACCGAGTAATGCTTTTAGATTAGTTGCGTGGGGAAGCCCGATTGGCGTATTTTCTTTGGCTTCTACGCAAGTTTCCGTTTCCGATTCGCCAGACTATTGCGAGGATATAAATCCAGATGATAAAATTTATCCCGGAACAAATGCATGGAATATATGGACAGATTTTTCTGTAGGCATTAAACATACAGTTGCAATAGATGATTATGGAGGACTTTTTGCAACTCCATTAAGTGATAACACCTACAATCAATCAAGTAAAGGTATGGGGCAAAGTGATCTTATTCCTGTTGCAGGTTTTGATGGTCCTCCTGTTAATTGGAACGGAAGAATTAATTATTTTCCACACATTCCAAGACCGGGTTATGTAAAAGAAGAAGAGTGGAATCAACAATTTTACTACAATGTAACTTTACCAAATAGTTGTTATAGATTATGTGCATCAAGATGCCCGTATCTTTTAAATGATAATGGTATTTTAATTTCTTGTAGAAAATGTGGAGGAGAAGCGTCTGGCCCCGGTGGGGATGACGGGGGCGCAAATTCTGAATGCACTGATTGTGATTTTACATTTAAGATAAAGGGAGCTTTGCATTTTGATCAAGGAACCCCAGAGGCAAAGGAAAATTGCCCAGATTCTCCTACTGGATGTATTTTAGAGGGATGTTACACTTTTAACGAACTAAACACACCTTTAAATGCTAGAGAAATTAATTACGATCTTACACCACTTCTTCTTGGAAAATTTACAAATTGGAAAAACCATACAGATCCCGGTGAAGCATTTCAAGAAAGAATGGAAACTTTTGAACCAGATGTCAGATTTCAGCCAGCTTATACTAAAGTTGCGGCTGGCCATTACAACACTTTATGTGTTACAAATGAAAATAGAGTAGAAATATATGGAACATATGGTTTAATTGATCAGAACGGAGAAATGTTACCGGGTACAACATTTGATGTATTTGTACCAAATCAAATAAAAGCATTAGCTGGAAGATGGAATGTTACATATGGTGATTGTGAAATATTTTGCAAAGGAGCAACACACAGTCCAATCATGGGTGCAACTTATACAAATCCATCTTTTGGAGATAATATAGAAGAAATAAAAAGTTCTTGTGACTATAGTGTTTGTATTACCGAAGATAAATCCATACACATATGGGGTGATGCAAGCATGGTTCCCGATGCGTTTAACATAGAGACATATCAACGGGGAAAAAAAGCATACAAACGATTGAGACTGCCAAACGCAATTGAAATTGTTTCTTTTGCAGTGGGCGTAAACTCTTTTTATGTGCATTATCGTCAGCAAATAGCAATAGGACAAAATACATACAATTCGTATAGAACTTATTCATACACAAGATATGGAATTGAAGATTTCGGAACCGAAATTCCTGCACACCTATTCTCAGCAGTTATGCAAGACATTGGAGCGGGCTATGCACACGCAATGGCATTGGTGTCTACTGGACTAGAAGCAAAAACTTGGAAAGCTGGGGA